ACTATTAATGATATACATCCTCGTAGCGCTCATCGTCTTGGCGCTCATGTTCGATAGACGTAAAAGGTCAGAGGAAGTTGAGGGTTCTAAATACTTCTACGTGAGTGATGGTGCGTCAAAGTCTATGTATCTCAAGATGCACGAGGACGGTTCGGGGCGTGAAGCGCTAAAGAAATTCGTTCAACTCGAGGATCAGTTTCTCGGAATTGAGCGAACATCTGTGTGTACAGGTATGCCTTATATAGTTGAGGCGAGTCTTATTTCTAATAAAATCAAAGAAACATTTCCTAAATATGATTTCTCGTATCACACGATTCATCTCAAACAAATAGCTGAACCAAATAAATTGGTCAATTACAAAATAAAATGTTGAGTATAAATAAATGTCCACCGCTATGAAACGTGTCAGAGAAACCACCGCTTCTGCCGTCAAGAAGGCGCGCAAAACCTTCGATAGAATGCGTCAGGGTATGATGGCCCCCGTCTTTGCCCCCACCCCCTTCATCGACGCCAAGGGTCGTCGCATCAATAGGACGAACAATGGTGCCGTCTTCACCAAGAATGTGGAGGGTGACCGTAACTACAAGCCCGTCGCCAACGCGGTCAAGCCTGTCGCCAACAACGCGCCTATGAAGACGATCACCAAGGAGACTGCGAACATGGTTCCCAAGAACATTCGTCCTAAGATGTAATCGTCACGTTTACAATTTTTCGACCCGAGCCTTAGCCATCCGGTTCAAGCCTTTCGGGCGAGCATTAGCATTAGCCCTAAACTGTAACCAGTATTTCCTGTACTCCATCATCTTAGTGTTCGAAGGAGCTGTCTTCTTATTCATGATATAGTTGGCAGCCGCCCGACGGTAATCATTCTTTAGGTTGAATGCGATACCATTAACACTCACGGAGTTCATGAGATACTTTCGCTCGAGTTCCCTTTTTCTCTCCATTTTCCATTGTCCGACGACACGCTTCTTCATCTCATCGATGTTCTTCTTGAAAGGGATTCCCATCTTATTACCTTGTGTGATCGCGTTGAGTGCCGATTTCATGTTACGAACATCTTTGTTCAGTGCTGGTTTGTACCTGTTCATCCATTTGTCGCCATATAATTTGGCGATATCCTTACGGATAGAATTCTCATCGAGACCTCTCTTTGTTATGACCGCAGCCTTCTTCACGTTACGTTTCGCGTTTACGGCTGCGCGTTTGGGGGGAGGCTTAGGCTTGGGTCTGGGTGGGGGAGAGGCGGGTTTATTTATGTTCATAATCTTCTTACAGATTTCATCTTTTGTCGCGACTCGAGAACCATCCACAACCTTTGTTCTAAAATTAACAACACCTTTGCGTCTGGCAAGTGCTATGAGTTCCGGTTTCTTCATACGCGCACACTTTTTTAAGTTTAAGACGGCGTTCACCTTCATAATGTATTTCCGTTTAGGTTTAGGTGGGCTCTTTGCCTTCGCTTCGCCTTCGGCTTCGCCTTCGGCTTCGCACCCGACTTTGTACCCTTATCAAAGACACCAGTCACGTAAACTTGAGTATCTTTGTACATTTTTTCAACTAACTCTTTCGCTGTGTCGTACCCTTTCAGCATGTCCCCGGGTGACTTCACACCTACGATCTGGATGTTACCACTTTTAGAAAAAATCAAAGTCGCGCCTTCGATGGGTACATAAAGGAAAGGTGTGAGTTCTTCGACGATCGACATGTTCGTCATACCGTACATTCGTTGGCGACTCGCGATCACGGATAAACTCTTAAAAGTACCGTTGATCCTAAACTGACCACTCAGATTGTTATACGTGAAGGGATTATAGAAAAATGGCTGACGCTCTGTATACGTATTCACGATGAAACGTCGGATCAGTTCGGGTTGATTCGTGATATTCGTCCCGATAAATCCGTTACGAATGACCACTTTACCATTCTTATAAATATTACAGATTCCACCTTGGCTTTCTACATCATTCGAAACAGTTATCGCGATTTGCACACTCGCGAAGTTCCTATTCATATTTCCCTTGGGTCCAAACTCTTTCGTGTGAGAAAATCCAGTCTGAAACCTCCCATACACACCTCGTATCTCTTTTGTGTCCAGATAAAGACCTTCACCGATAGGCGTTTTTGGGAGTGGACTCTTTACCAATATTTTTTTAAGATCGATGACAGCATCTTTTGGTCCAAACCCAGAGTCAACCAATACGTTGAACATACCTGGGTTAAATTTACTAAATTGAAGTGGGACGGTATTTTGATCAAATTCACGAAGAATGTTGTTGGCAATTTGTTCTTCATTCACATCCGAGAATTCATTTTCGAATTGTCTAAACGCACCTCTGTAGTTCGTCTCACTGATCAAGTTTTGTTGAAGTCGTACAGGAAATTGGACCGGACGAGGTACTCGTCTAGGGGGGGTGCGAAATCCCGCAGCTCGTTCACGCTCTCTTCGGAGCATATTCTCTTCGAGTTCTCGTGCAAACTCGTCATTTGAGTTTGAGTTCGACTTTTGAACTTGGACACCAGATTGTCGGACAAATTCCTTGACACTCTGACTCATATTACTAAAGATATATTTTTTTTAGGTATCGTCTGTGAAGGTGAGGTCATCGGATACTATGTCCAGACCATAAATGATCGGTTGATTTTTACAGATTCTTCCTCTGTATTTAACCGTATCGTTGCGTACCTCGATATCATGCGAACTGAAAGTCCCGCATAGAAGTCCTGGTGAAACTTGTGACTTCCGAGGTTGTTTTCCTTACAGTGTTGATTGATTTGGCTACGAATTCCTTCTGGGGGACGAAAGAATCCTCACTGATGATCACATACGTAGATTCCATAAAGTTCCTAAGGCTACTGGCCACCATCGCCACTTGTTTTTGGATCGTCTTGAAATATTTAGGTACAACATTCCAAATATCTTTGTTCCTGTACTTGTTAGAATAATCGAGGTACCCCCTGACACATTTCAGAAGAATGATCGGCAGTTCATTGTGGAGTTTCTCGTCGAGTTGAGGATCAGCATCCTGTACCTGCTTACCAAAGTTCCAAGGGAGAATACGACGAAGCACGGACCCCGAATTATCCTTCCAGTTGGGAATTTCGTTCCCACCGAGAACACCTGGGACCTTCCATTCGAAGGACATAGCAGTCTTGTTCTTCACCGCGATCGATACATCTTCACCAGATACGATAGACTGGAACTCCGCCTGTTCGAGTGCGAGGTCACCCTTCACCTCTGGGGCGATGAACATGAAGGAATCTTTGATCGCCGAGAGACCAAACTTCTTTTCGATATTGTTCGAGAGGGTACCTACATCCTCGTTCTCATAAAACTTCTTAAACACCTTGGTAATGAGGGTTGATTTACCAGATCTCGCGATCCCCTTGAAGAATGGGATAATTTGCCACCCATCGAGCTCACCGACATCGAAGCATAGGCGACCAGCCATGACATACGCCCAATTACACACCTCATCCTCAAACTTTTGATACTTTAGCACCGAATCAAAAAAAGGTGTAGGAATCTTGGTCCAGTCTTCGATATGAGAAAAGTCATCAAATTGTTGGTCGAAGTACTTACACGCGACGATGCTCGGGTCGAGGCATGCGAACTTCTCACTCTTGTACGGGTAAAAGCGACACCCATAGGCCCCTATCTCGGGGATCCACCCCTTACCAACAAAGACACCGTTCTTGAAGGCCCACACGTGACGTCGCTTCTTAATCTCGGGGAATTGTGCGTCGGTACACTTCGAGATGTTGTCGATCACATCTCTAAAGATCGAACCCTTACTCGTAAAATTCTTCCAGTTCGTAAAATTACTCTCCTTCTTCGGGAGGGAATAGACAAACTCTTCGATCGTGAAGAGAGGGTTCCAGGCTCGTGTTCTATACCCCTCGACCGTTTTGATTTCTTCACAACATTGCCCTTTGTAGCGACGATATCCAGCGCGATACGCTTCTTTGAGAGTGATCATCAAACACTTCTGAAAAGGTGAGGACTTTTCAATCTCTTCATCGTCCATCGTGGATGGGTCTGTATAGACACTCACCTGGGGGAGGGCTGTGGGGGCGATTACCCTCTCGTATGAAATCTGGTGGCGTCTCACATTCTCGAAGCCATCCTCGATTTGGAGGATGACATTATTGAGTCGCTTATTAATCGTGACCTCGTCATCATATGTATATTCTTTCATATGGATCTGAACGTGATTGTTCAACTGAATGAGGTAATTTATCATTCGGTTCTTGATACCACGGATAGCCATGATGTCGATATGATCGGATTTCGGAATACCATCCTCGTTGAAATTATCAGGGTGAATAAATTGATGGTACCCCAACCGAGTCGCCCGTTCCATACAGGAAGAGTATCCTTCTGTGTCGTGAAGATACCACCTGAACTCGAAGTCTTCGATGATCTTTAGTACCTGTTCTTCATTCATTGATTGGACATTTCGTTTCTGAAGCTCCGTGAGTGCTTCATAAATATTTGGATCCTTATCAATGAAGTGAGTGACTTTCATTGTTTTACTTACACATTTAATCCTTAAGCCGAATTCATCCTGCTCAGCATCTTTATCAAAATTTTATTTTGGGTCTGGAGTTGGTTCGCGATGTTCACGAGGGCCGAGCAGACTGTGTCACCATCATCTGTGGCCAGCAGGGAAGTCATGAGTTCCGCAATATCGATACTATCCTCCATGGGTTCTTCCTCCTCGGACATGGAAAGTTCATCCTCACTTTCGGATACAACTTCACCTTCCTCTAGTTCGTATTCATCAGGCTGTGTCGACATTTATTATTGACTGAGAAAAATTGGGGTCAGGAAATGCGCGTTCCCCCAAATTTATTTTCTCCGTATAGAGTACAACAACTCTCAAAATGGCCGGTGGTCTCATGCAACTCGTAGCTTACGGCGCCCAGGATGTTTACCTTACCGGTAACCCTGAGGTGACCTTCTTCCAGGCGAAATACAAGCGCCACACTAACTTCGCCATGGAGAACATCGAGCAGACCGTCAACGGTACTGCCGCCAACTCCGGCCGCGTGTCCGTGACTGTCGCCCGTAACGGTGATCTCGTCGGTGACATGTACATCGAGCTCAAGTCGGCTTCCTCCAACACTGCCTCGTCTTCCCTCGTCGATGACTGCAACTGGGTCGCCGAGCGTGCCATCAACAACGTTGAACTGTCCATCGGTGGTCAGCGCATCGACAAGCACTACCAGAAGTGGTGGCGCATGTACTCCGAGCTTTACTTGGATGAGGCCAAGAAGGCTACCTGGGGTAAGATGACCACTGCCTCTGCCGGTAAGACTGTGTACTTGCCCCTGATCTTCTTCTTCAACAGGAACCCCGGATTGTACTTGCCTCTGATCGCCCTCCAGTACCACGAGGTGCGCATCGACATCGACCTCGCGTCCGATTTCAACTCCTTCCTTGATGTGCAAACCTTCAAGGTCTGGGCCAACTACGTGTACCTCGACACCGAGGAGCGTCGTCGCTTCGCGCAGAAGGGTCATGAGTACCTGATCGAGCAGGTCCAGCACACCGGTACCGACACCGTCACCTCCGGTAATACCAAGCAGGTCCGCCTCTCGTACAACCACCCCGTCAAGGAGCTTGTCTGGTGCTTCTCCAACGTTGCCACCAACAAGAACACCCTCTGGAACTTCTCCAACGTCTCCACCGACTCCTCCGTTGTTCTCCAATCCAACCCCAACTCTTCGGACTCCAACTGCTTCGTGTCCTTGTCCTCGGTCGGCACGCCCCTCCTCGCGATCGGTAGCGAAGGTGGGTCCGGGACCTTCACTGAGGAGGCCGCCGGTCCCCTCAACACCTTCAAGCTCATCCTCAACGGCCAGGATCGTTTCAAGGAACAGAAGGGTAAGTACTTCAACCAGGTCCAACCCTACAACCACCACTCCGGCAACCCCATGCCCGGTATCTACTCGTACTCTTTCGCGCTCAAGCCCGAGGAGCACCAGCCCACTGGCACGTGCAACTTCTCGCGCATCGATAACGCGCAGGTCCAGGTCGTCCAGCACCCCGCTGGTGACGCGACCAACATGCACATGTTCGCGACCAACTACAACGTCCTCCGCATCCAAAGTGGGATGGGTGGATTGGCTTTCTCAAACTAATCTCAATATGGTCTAAAATACCATTTTATAGCACTCATAAAAATTAAGATACACAAATACCTTAATTTTTACAATGTAATGGAGGGATATGAGCTTAAAGAGTAAAGGCTCTATCATAATAAAAATGTATGTCATCGTACCATTAAAGTCTGAAAGATTGAAAGGCATTTCTTTCGCCATCGACAAAGAGGACCACGAATTAATCGAAAAACTACCAAACTGGTACCTGAGTGGTGCCCAAAACAACTACGCTACGTCGGATTGGCGAGGCTGTCCTACCGGTCGAAAGAAGATCCGACTTCATCGACTCTTACTTTTGGGAATAGATGATAATGACCCAAATAGAGTTGTTGACCACATTAATGGAGACACACTCGATAATAGAAGGTGTAATCTTAGAGTAGTATCCAAAAGTGCGAACGTGGCACACCGAGCGAACTTAAACAAAAATAATACTTCCGGAGTGCGTGGAATCAATTGGTGTAAAATAAATAATCGGTGGATCGCTCGGATTCAGCATAATGAAGATGTATGGTGGAAAAAATCATTCGAAGACAAAGATGAAGCCATACGAGAAATCGAAGAGAAAAGAAAACTGTATAACGCTCTACATGGCCTCTCGGCCAGACAAGTGGAACGGTTACCCGAACTCGAAGAACCGAATAGGTTGATGAAAGAACTGTACGAACAAGGAACGTATGTACACAATGTACGTTCCGACCAATCAAAGGCTGACTACAACGAAAGACGAAGACAACAGACTGCCGAAAAGCGAGAAAAGCTCAAAGAGGAACTTTTAAAGCAGCCTCAAACCTATGAGATCATCACTCAACTACGTCGCATCGAGGGTGATGAACGACGCTCAAATAGTAAACTCACCGGTGAACGAATCCCAATAGAAGAACGAAGGAAGGTCATCAACGAAGGTCGTCGCATAAAGAGTAACCACCCCTTGTAGATAATGTTCAAGAAAGTGTTTGACCTTTTTGTTAAAGCAGAAAAACCTATATTGGGACGTTGGTCTCTTAAGTCTTGTGAGGAAATTTCAACTTCTATAAACTCTGTATATCAAAATAGGGATCATTGTGGGGACACGATCTGTAAAACACCTAAGAAAGCTTCAGAGTATAAGGATAAGCCCAGTAAGTAACTATGTATGAGATCTACACTGATGGAAGTTGTCTCGGAAATCCTGGACGTGGTGGCTGGGGTGTGGTTAGTGATGACTTTAAACTATCTGGTAAACAGCCTGATACCACCAATAATGCAATGGAGATGACTGCTATTTTCAAAGCCCTCGAGGAATGTTTGAAGAGGGATATTCAAGAAGTGTGTATATTCACGGATAGTCAATATGTGAAGAATGGTATCACTTCATGGATTATAAACTGGAAAAAGAACGACTGGATAACTTCCACAGGTACACCTGTAAAAAATAAAGAGCTGTGGATTGATATAGATGAAGTGCGTAATAAATTGAAAGTTGTAGAATGGAAATGGGTAAAAGCACACAATGGAGATCCTAAAAATGAAGAAGTTGATACATTAGCTTACGAAGCTGCAGTGGAACAGCTGTAAAGT